CACCTGATCGTCATTGAGAATGCGGAACTCCTGTCCGAAAATCTTGAAGCGCGTGCCCGAGTAGGTGCGCACCACGATGTAGTCGCCCTTCTTGCACCACGGGCCGCTCGGGAACCGTGCCTTGTCGCCGTACGCATCGGGACCGAGGTCGAGGACGAAGAGCACGGTCGTCGCCGCCTCTTCATCGGCCATCGTCTTCGCGGCCTTGATCAGCACCGATGCCTCGAACGATTCCTTGGCCTTCGGGATCGCGCAGAGGATGTGAAAGCCTGCGGGCTTGGGCATCAACCGCGATGCGGGCTCGGGCGTCTCGCCTGCAACGTGTTTCGGCAGTACCAGTCCGGGGTCAGGTGTCAAAATCGCGGTCATCCATGTGCTCCAGCAGGGCTATCACGAGTTGCTCGGCGAGGGTCAGCCCAGAGAGAACCCCCACGAGGTTTTGATACGCGGCGTAGTCAGCGGGAGCACCCCGGACCAGCGCCGTTGAACGGCCGGCGATCTCTGCGCGCAGCTTCTTCAGCAGATCGTCGACATCGGTAGGAATGTCGCCTTTCACTGCGGCGGCGTCCCTTCAGGCGGTGTCGGCGGCGCAGCGCCGGGCTCTGCCTCCGGCTGCGCTTCAGGCACCGCGGGCTGCGGCTCCGGCTCGGGCACCTGCGGTGCCGGGCCCGCTGCCTCGGTCGCTTCGTCCGAAGGCTCCGGGTCCTTGCTCAGGCCGATCTGGTCGCTCTCGTGCTCGGCATGCAGCCGGTCCACGTCGGCCTGCGCGTTGGCACGGTCCTGCGCCAGCAGCTCCTGATCCTGCGCACGGCCCATCATGCCGACCTGCAGCGCCTTGACCTCGATCTGCTGCTCGCCCAGCTCGCCGGCCTGCACCAGCTTCTCGCGTGCGAGGTCGAGCTTGTCGGCCTTGTCGGCGGCATCGACGTGCAGCGTCTCCTCGGCAAGCTCGTGCTTGTCGGCGAGGTCCGAAGCCTTGATCTGCTGGTCCTTTTCCTTGAGGTCGAGTTCCCGATCTCTCTGATCCAGCGCCCGGGTCTGGAGCTGGATCATCGGGTCCTGCGCAGCCTGCTGCGCCTTCTGCGCGGCGGCTTGCTGCTGGTGCTCCTGCGTGACCTGCTGCGCGGCCGTGGCCATCGCCTGCGAGAGCGCCTGCGCCTGCTGGTCGTCCATCGGCTGGCCCGGGTCTGCCAGCGGCTGGCCCATCGCCTCCTGCACCTGCGCACGGTACTGGTAAGCCGTGTGCTCGGCGATGTGCGCCTGCATCGCGCCCATCATCATGGGCGCCTGCGGGTTCTGGCCGATGCTCTGCTGCACCACCGGGTCCTGCATGAAGGCTTGGTGCACCGCGAGGTGCGAGGTGTGGTCCTGCTGGATGAACGCCTTGATGGGCTTGGCCATCAGCACGTTCATGTTCTCGGTGATCGGGTCGGTCGGCACGGCTTCCGGCTTCAGCGGCACGAGCTTGGTGGCGTTCTTGATGCCGAGCACTTCGAGCATGCCCCGATGCAGCTCCGCGAGGTCGTAAACCTGCGGAGCCTGACTCGACAACTGGATCGCCGCTTGGTACTGGACCACGCGCTGGCTCATCGTCGCCGCGCTCGGATCGCTGACCGGGATCACGTCGACCATCGAGAAGTCGGCTTGCTTGGACCCCGGGTTGTTGTCGGTGGTCTGGTAGGTGTAGTTGTCGTCGCCGGAGTCCTTGATGACCTCCTTCAGCAGCTTCAGCTCGTGCTTGAGACTGTTGTGGGTCCGCGCCTGCACGGCGCTCATGACCTTGAGCTGGCGTTCGAGGAGAGCCAAGGTCGTCCCGACCGGCGCCTGCGCGCTCATGTCGCTGATCTTCATGTCGGCCGTGCCGGGGATGCGCCGGCCGTCCTCGATGATCTTGTCGAGCAAGGCAGCTAGCGTGGCATCCGCGCCCTTGTACGGAAGAGGAAGGAGGTTGTCGCGCAGCGTGCCCGAGAGCACGTCCACGTCGCGCCATTCGCCCGGGCTGATGGGCGTGTCGTCGCCCTTGATGCGCAGGCCCTTCGACTTCAGGCCACCCGGCAGGTTGGCCAGTGTCCCCGCGTCGATGAGCATGCGGATGATGCTCGTCGCGCTCTTGGCGTACCCGCCGATCAGGTGGAAGAGGCCATAGCCGTAGGGGCCGAAGCCCGGCACGTAGTCGTACTGGACGAAGTGCTGGCGGCGCATGAAGAGCGGGTCCTCCTCGCTCCAGTTGCGGCGGATCGACAGCATGTCGCCACCGCGCAATTTCGTGACGACGTAGGGGCGCGGCGTGGAGTCGCCCTCCATCGCCGGGAAGGCCATGCTGACCTGCACCTCGTAGACCGTGAACGACTCGTCCGTGATGTCGCTGAAGCCGGTCTGGTCGTCCTTGGCCTGCTTGATGTCGTCAAGCATCTTGTAGGGCGTGCCGAGCTGCACCTCGGCGTAGAAGCCCACCTCCATCAGGGCCTCAAGCTCCTGCTCGGTCTTGCGCATGACGTGCGTCACGCGCTCTGCCGAGTAGATGTTCGATGCGCTGTAGGGCATCACGATGTCCTCGGCGGGGACGAAGATGCTCGTCTGCCGCTTCCACCGCGGGTCCTCGTAGACCTTCTTGAAGGCACAGCCCACCGGGCTCAGGTTCCACAGCATCTTCTCGTGCTCGCTGCGGAACTCGATCATCTTCTCGGTGAGCTGGTAGTTCATCTCGGCCTTGACCCGGGCCGCTGCCTCCTTCTTGGGCTGTGTCTCCTCGCCGATGATCTTGGTGGAGACGGGGCCCGCTGCCGGAAACGTCTCCATGATCGTCTCGGACTGGAAGCGCACCACGGCTTCCGTGATCATGGGGTGCGTCACCCCGCACGCGCCCGACCACGGCTCGGTGCGCTCCTCGTACTTGAGGCCGAGGAGCTTCAGGCCCTCGCGATACGTCTGTTCCCAATCGTCGCGCGACCTCTTGTCTTCGTCGACCCAGTGGTCGATGTCCGAGGAGAGGGTGGCAAGGACGCGCTCGTCGGCCACGTCGATGAGGTTGTCGCCGAATTGCGGAGGGACCGCTGCCGCAGCGGCCGCGAGCGCGTCGTCGTTCGGGTCATCGGACTCTCCATCAGGGACGACCTCGATCTCGATCTCGCCTGCAGGATCGTTCGCTGCAGGCGCAAGCGCGCCGAGTCCCATTGGGGCGGGGGCGAGTGACTTGGCGATGGGCATGGCAGCTCCCGTTGCGATGGGTCAGTAGTATGCGCGGTGCCGGCGCCGCGCCGCCACGTCTTCCTCGGGCTCGGCCGGCGCGTCGCCCTTGAGGGAGAGGAAGCCGCCGCGACGGAACCGGTCCAGCGCGAGCTGCACGCAGTCCGTGAAGTCGTCGTGCTCGCCGTTGGGAAAGTCCGAGCATTCGTCGATCACCTCGTAGGCCCAGCGCCGGTCCGGGTGCCACACGACGCCGCCCTGCAGCACGGGAGCCACTGCGTTGACCCGGGCCCGCTTGTCCTTCGACACGCCCGCCTTGCCACGGGACGGAGAGACTTCCGCGATGAGCAGGCCCGACTGGCGCAGCTCCTGCAGGAGCGGGGCGCCCGCGGCCTTCTTCTCGATGATCACGTCGTCGGGGTCCCACGCCTTGTACATCTCGAACGCCTTCTCCTTGAGCTGCGGGAACTCCCACCGGCCCTTGACGGCGTTGAGCATGATGATCATGTGGCGGTCCTCGGTTTCGTCGAACCAGACGCCCCATGTGATGCACGCGCTGTAGTCGTTGTGCGACTTCGTGTCGTGCGCGGTGTCCCAGACCTGAAGGATGTACTCGCAGGTGGGCGGCTCGTCCTTCGTCCAGAGGCGCCACCATTCGCGTTTCAGGAGCGCGCCTTCGGACGAGGAGGGCTCCTGCTGGTACTGCGCAGCCCAGTACTGCGGCAGCATGCCGGCCTGCTTGGCGAGGAGCTGGTCGACCGGCCACTGCTCGGGCCACAGCGACTTGCCCGAGGGCATGATCGCCGGGAACCGCACCTCGTTCCACGGGATGGAGGACGGGTTCTCAAGGGCCCACGCAAGGGCTCGGCCGATCGGGTCCTTCTTCCCCCAGCGCGTGCCGATCTGAATGATCCTGCCGCCCGGCATGAGGCGCTGGAGGGGCCCGACCTGCATGTAGGTCCACGCGGTTTCAAAGGCCACGTCAGGATTCGCGAGCACGGCTTGCTCGGACACGAGGTCATCGGCGAGAAGGAGGTGAGCGCCGTACCCGGCGACGCTGCCGCCGACGCCGACCGCCAGATATTTGCCCCCGACCGTGGTCGTCCAGTCATCCGCGGCGCTCTTGTCCTTCGACACGACCGTCTCGGGGAAGATCGCGCGGTAGTCCGGCGTGGCCAGCATGTTGCGGACGAGGCGTCCGAACGACGAGGAGAGGTCCGCCGTGTGCGTCACCATGATGATGTGGTGCTCGGGGTGATGACCGAGGTACCACGCCACGAAGAGGAAGGCGATGGTCACGCTCTTGCCGAATCTAGGGGGCAGGGACACCGTGAGGCGCAGCTCGAAACCGGCGCACACGTTGTGCAAGAGGGGTTCGAGGAACCGGTGGTGCGGGCCTTCCTTGAAGCCCGGGTACATGCGGGCGCAGAAGTGGAGGAAGGACACGCGGCAGCGGTGCAGCATGACGCTCTCTTCGAGCGCCAGCAGGTCAGCCATCAGGGACTCGGCATCCTTTGCCGAGAGGCTGTCGATCGAGGAGAGGATGCGCTCGATCTCATCCGGCGGCATCGGCGTTTCCGCCGCTGCCTGCGCATAGGAGAGGAAGTTCACTCGCTCCGCTCGTTCACCGGAGCGACTCGCTCGACGAAGGGCGTGTCTTCGGGCGGGTCGACGCGCGTGCGCGGCAGAAACTCCCGCAGCTTCTGGCGGATGGCGTCGGCCAAGGCGCTCGGCGTGGCCTCCGCGGGCGGTCGTGAGATTTCTATGCGGTCCGTGTAGGCGCCGATCTCCGTGACCGTGCCGAGGGTGCGAAGCGCCTGCAGGCTGATCTTCGCGTCCGGGCTCTTGGAGTGCTCGACGAGGCGCGCGACGATGTACCCGCGGATTTCTTTCGCCTGCTTCACGAACTCCCAGTCGTACTGACTCAGCATGCCGGCGAGATGGCGCACGGCAACCGGAGCCGAGAGCACCATCAGCCGGGATTTCTGCGCCAGCGGGTCCGCGTAGGGGTTCGTGACGGCGGAAAAGGCGTCGCGCGCCGCTGCGCGCTGCTCCTCGGAGAGCTTCAGGTCGGCCTCGGGGTCGCCCGTATAGGCGCCGATCTCGTCGAGCCACGACGCCGTGGACGCTTGGGCGCTCAGAAGCTGCTGCGTCGAGGCGCTTTCTATCGTCAGGACGGTCGATTCGTCGTCGAAAACGACTTCCGCGGCGGGCGCGGGCCCCTTTGGAGCCTCTGCAACGTCGAAATCGCCTTCTAACTCGATCAACCCATCGAACATGCTCAGATTGCCTTCAGGTGGGGTGTGTTCACAGGCGTTATATTACCGATTCAGGCGTTGGTGCTGGGCCGGGGACCGCTGGAGGCGACCCCGGCCATTTTTTTGCCCAAAATTCTGGTGTTTCACGGGTTTTTATCAACTTTTTAGCAAATTTCTGGGAATTTTCGGGGCATTGGAGCTGATTTTTTGAAAATCCTAGGAATAAGAGACAAACACTGTTCATAAGTGCGGCAGTAGTTTCCTTCTCACCTTGGGGGTGCCACTACCGTACCCTTCACACCCCCGGTTGACACTGGTAGACCGGACGTTGACAGAGGTTGCGTACAATAGAGTTAGCGGTTGGGGAATCCATACGGGTTCGGCCGCTGTACTGAAAGGTACGTCATGGCTAAGCAAGTCACGTTCAACGTCTCCACTCTGTTCGCCGCCACGATGGCAGCGGTCAACAACACCGACGCGGATGCCACGGCCGCGATCGCTGCGGGTGCGAGCACCCTCAATCGAGCGAGCCTCGAAGATTGCGTGGTCGCGTTCATCACTGGCGAGGCGAGCGAGCGCGCGTCCCGCGCTGGCAAGCTCGCGGCCACGGCCCGCGCCGCGACGCTGCTCGATGCCAAGGGCATCGACACGTCCGACGTGAACGCGGTGCGCGATGTGCTCTGGCCCATCTACTGGCTCAAGGCCGGCGGCAAGGGTCAGCCGGTGAAGGGCGAGGGCGAGGAGGCGCTGGCCTTCTACAACAGGCACTTCCAAGCGGCGCGTCGCATGGCGCAGGCGGTTGCGGGTGTGAACGCACCCGAGGCGGCGACCGTGCGCGTCCCGCGCGAGGCGCAAGACCTCGCCAACCTCTTGGCGGTGTTCGATGCCAAGGTCGTGGCCGAGGCGATGAAGCGCGCCCGCAAGGCGGCGAAGAAGGCCAAGTAATCCCGGTTGACATCTGTCAACTGAACGTAGACACCACGTCGGGAGACGTGGTGTTTCTCATTGTTGGTTGTGTTAACCGAGGGGTCGAAACCCGGTTCTCACGCGTTCATCGGAGCACATCATGAACAACCCCATCGTTGCCATCCTCGGCATCCTGCTCGTCCTCTTCTGCGCCGTCGTCGCCATCAACACGACGCTCGGCATCCTCGTCGGCACGCTCGGCCTCGTCGGCTGGGTGATGGACAACCTCTCGTGGCTGTGGTTCCCCGCCGCCATCACCCTCGTGCTCTTCATTGACTACTCGGAGAAGAAATGAACATCCGCATCATCGTCCGCAGCTACGGCTCGGTCTTCTACTACACCGCCGAGACGCGCGCCGCTGCCGAGCTGCTGCGCTCGTGCATCAAGAGCGCCTCGCCTCACGCCGAGGTCGAGGTGTATCGAGGCGATGTCCTCCTCACCTGATGTAGCCGCTTGCCCATGCTCACGCGTGGGCTTGCGGGTGCAATGCCACCCGGTTGACATTCGTCAACCGCAACTCTCTCGGAGATACCCATGAAGCGCACACACATCAAGCACGGCTCGCCCTCCAGCACCAAGAAGGGTCCGGGCAGGCATCACCAGTCGGGCCTGAAGAAGCCCAAGAAGCACTGATCGAGTCCAGCGTCATGCCCGGGAGGGCATGACAGTGCGGCTCAGCCCACTCCGGTTGACATTCGTCAACCGGTTCCTTCTCTTGGAGATACCCATGCTTTCCGTCACTCACGCTGAACTGCGGCCCGCTGCCGCCCGCTTCTTCACCGATCACCGCGCGCTCGCCAACGCACGCGAGTACCTCGCTTCCCGCGGCGGCGATACGAAGGCGCTGCTCAAGGAGCTGTGCTTCCATGCCCACCTGCACGGTGCGATGGTCGGTGTCATCTACGGTCACTCGATCAGCATTGCCTTGCGCGTGGGCTCGGTGCGGCCGAGCAGCATCGTGGGCTCGGGCGACTTCGTTCCGAACGGCAGCATGACCCCGCTGCTGTTCGAGGACATCGCCCAGCCCCTCGCCTACATCCTGGCTTCCAACTGGTGAGAGGCATGCGCATCACCGAAGACTCGACGAACGGCGCGGTCCTGTTCACCATCATCGGGACCCTCGTCGCACTCCTCGCCCCCGTGATCACCTTGATCGCGGGCATCTACGTCGGCGGCATCACGCTCATCGCGGGCGTTGCCGTTGCCATCCTCTGGAGGTAGCTATGTCTCGCACAAAGAAAGACACGGTTGACAAGTGTCAACCCATTGAGAACCGAGTCAACCTAGTGCACGCATACAACGTGCTCATCGATGTGCTCGGTCGACTCGCGCGTGGGCGCTCGGCCCAAGCGGCGTACATCTGGCAGTACATGCCCAGCGCTGCGCCGGTCGGCTCG